AGCCCCCCCTGCCAAAAGCAAGGGAGGGCTTGCGGGTTTTGACGCCCGGAGAAAATATAGGAACGGTGTCCTACACCTTCTCTCTTCGACCGAAAGGATGACCATGCCGTACTACAAGACTGTCGACTCCTCTGTCGTGCCGTCGGGTTCTCCGACGGCTGACAAGGAGTTGCAGACTAGCTTGTTCTGTGAGAAAGTGGGTTTTCGCTCTAGGCCAAAAGCCAATGGCGTTTCTACCCTCATTCCCTCAGGACAAGCTGAGCCATACTCATGGCTTGAGGACTACAATGCCCTCAAAGCTCGGACTTATGTGTCCGCGCACCCTGAGTTGGCTAGCCTTTTCAAGAAGGACAAGGGCCATGCCTGGGACCTCCGCACTGCGGAGTTCAAAGGAGACCTCTGGTCCTTTACGCTCGACGTGTTCGGTAACCGTTACAGAACGGTTATCAATGCACGTCCGCGTACGTCCATTGCTGGCTCGCGAGACCCCCTTACCTTCGCAGGTACGGATGTCGAACTGGCTAACTATGGAGCGCTTGAATATGGGCGTACGGCGCCTACGTCCGATCAGATTTCGATGTCTGCTATCATCGGTGAGCTCCGTGAGGGGCTCCCGGCTCTCATTCCAGCCTTTCTAGGTACTGGAACGAAGCGAAACTTCAAGTCTACCCTTCAAAGGCAGACTCGTCGTGCTCGTGATGCAGGTTCGGATTATCTGAACGTTCAGTTTGGGTGGATACCCCTACTGAACGATGTGCGTTCGATCGCTACAGCTCTCGCTGTAGCGACTGCTGCCGTGACTGGCAACAACCTCGAAACACATCGGCGTAGATATAAGCCAGAAAAAGACGATACCATCACTGGTTCGTCTTCCGCCCTGTCCGTAATCACCCGAGAATTTTCGGATGATTTCGAGACAGGGGGGACGGCAAGCTCTGTCTCTCTTGGAGGTCTCGGTTACCGCACCTGGTTTTCCCAGAGGCATGAAATCGAGTACTCCTTCGAGGGCGAGTTTGTCCGCCTTCCTGAGGGCCAGAAGGATTATAGTTCTTATCTCGTCAAACTCGATGAGTTGATGAGGTGGGATATAACCCCGATGGACCTCTGGCAGCTGGCACCCTGGTCATGGTTGGTGGATTGGTTCTTCGACATCGGAGGCCAATTGGACGCGTGGAATTCCGCCACGACCAACCGCATCCTGTCCTTGTACGCATACGCTATGCGTGACGAACGTCTAACGACGACCTCCGTCATTTCTGACATCGCAGGTGTAAGCGAAGCTTACACCTACCAAGGTCCTCGATCTGTGTCTTCACAGGTCAAGATCCGTCGGCGTCAGAGAGTCAAGGCAAACCCTTTCGGGTTCACCCTGGATCCCCTGAACCAGCTATCCGCTGGTCAACTGGCTATCTTGGGTGCGCTTGGGCTTACAAAGCTCAAGCGCTAAAACACCAACAACAACCACCCACACCAAACACAAGGAGAACCGGTGCTTACCGATCCTCAGTCCGTTACCATTTCTGGTAACGCACGCACTCTGCCCAAGCTCGAAGAGCGCTCGGAAACGAGCGTCTATTCGGACCGCGCTAATGGCGTGGATCTGTTCGTGACCCAGAAGGTCGATAAGAACGGAACCGCCCGTAGCTCGGTGTCCCTTGTCCGGACAAGCGTCGTGACTGACCCCCTCACGGAGGTCAAGTCTCGTCAGCCTGTCTCGGTCTCGGTTTCGGCTGCTGTACCCGTCGGGTACACTTCCGCTGACGCTGAGGCTCTCTATGACGCCTTGACGACGTCACTTGAGGCCAGCACGAAGGCGCTTCTTAAGCGCATTCTGGCTGGAGAGCGTTGAGCGCTCTCGAAGCGATGATGATTATTGCCATTGGGATCCTCACTACCGTGAGCATCGCTGGCTTTGTCGTCGTCGCATCGAAGCGTAACTGATCGGTGAGTTAACCGGCTGGAAGGCACACCTCGAAAGGGGAACCTTGAAAAGCCTGGTAACTCTCCACCTGGCAGTCCTACGAGATGTAGGACTACTTTGCGGCGTCAAAACCTCTCTCGACGAGAAAACACTCGCCGAGAGATGGAATGCTGAGGGTGATAGTTTCCTAACTATCACGCTTCCAACGCTCGCTAAGGGACTCGAAAGAGCCCTCAGCGATGGTCGCTGGACTCGTCAACACTGCACTTCTTTCAAGAAGGGCAGTGGAAGTCTCCCTGCTTTCATGCAGGGTTTCTTCACGAGAATTTTCTCAGCAGCTGGTGAACTATTGGATGCTCCCGATGCTAACTGCATCTGGGCGATCCGCCAAGTGTCCAACTTGGTCGGAAAGGTTGAGAGGGATTGCACTCCCCGAAGGGTTAGCAATGCATTTCTCAGCTACATCCAGACTGACCGCGAATTGGGCGACCATTTCCGGCGGGGTATACCCGACGGATTGGACGACGCATACTCTCGTATGTGTCTCCGCCTGTTCGGGGACGTGTTCAACGAACTCGATCGTCAGATCGCGAACTTTGAACTCGTTCCTCGATTCGGTCCAGGATCCACAGCTGACAGGCTGGATATGCCTGACAGATGGAACTTCCACTATTGGCCTGATCGACTTGAAGGGGTTTTCCCCCAATGGCGATATGGGACCTATAATGGAACCTGGAAGGAACCGACGGTATCCCTGGGAGAAGAGCAACCCGCCAGGGTTGTTTCTGTCCCAAAGACGCAGAAAACTCCACGTATCATCGCGATGGAGCCTGCTACTGTGCAATTTGCACAGCAGGCTCTCAAGAACAGCTTTTACGATCTCATCGATAAAAGCTGGATTCGCGAGATACTGGGTTTTACGGATCAGTCTCGGAATCAGGAATTGGCGAGAATCTCGTCCATTTCCGGAGACCTTGCCACACTAGATCTTAGTGAGGCATCTGACCGTGTCCATCTCTCGATGGTCCATCGGACCTTCAAGCGGTGGCCGCATCTTATGGAGTTCATGCTAGCAGCGCGTTCGCGCACTGCCATTGTGAATGGTGATGAGATCACCCTTCACAAGTATGCATCCATGGGATCTGCGCTTACCTTTCCCTTCGAAGCAGTGGTCTTTACGATCATTGCAGCAATGGGAATGGAGCGCAGCGGCATCTCCACCAGGCCCAGGGATCTCCCTGGGCGTCTGAGCGTGTATGGAGACGATATCATCGTCCCTGTACACGCGACGTCCGACGTTGTTGACCTTTTGTCCCTCTTCGGGCTCAAGGTTAACATGCACAAGTCTTTCTGGAATGGACATTTCAGAGAGAGCTGTGGGAAGGAATACTATGCTGGGACTGATGTCTCAGTCGTACGCCTTCGTGCAGACGTTCCCACGTCACGTCGGGAAGCGGATCTCGTTCGTCGCTTCACTGAATTCCGGAACCGGGCCTATCGGGCCGGTCTCTGGCAGACTGTGAAGGCTTCTGACCAGATGCTTGAACCTTTCAAGCTTCTGCCTCGTCACATCGACGAGGTCACAGAGGTTGCTTCTTCCGTTCTCGCACTACATTCGGTGCTTGTTCCTCGTTGGCGAGCAAAGTGGAATCCCACATTGCATCGCTTTGAGGAGCTACATCGGGTAGTACGGGCATCTTCACCAACTTATGTTGTAGATGGCGAAGGAGGGGTGCTCAGGTGGTTCCTGATGTCACTTGACAACGCTGATTCCGATAGGATTCGGGATCAGTATGAGAACCAAGAGCGGAGCCGTGCTCATCGCATGAAAACGGCCAGGATCGAATGCTTGCCAAAGCAGACGATGGTCCTAACGGACCTGCGGGGCCCTCTCAACTAGAGAAGGGCTGGG